GGTCATCCAAAGGCTCGATATTTTTTTAGCGTAGATTTTTTGACGACCTTAACAACTTCGCAAGTTGGTTTACTATGTAGTCGTAGGGACTTAACAAATAGGCTAAATGTTCATTACTTTTGCAGACTTAGCAAAGCTGAAAGGCGTTAGTAGATCAGCGGTTTCGCAGAGAAGGCAAACGGGAATATTAAAGGATGCAATTGTTAAGGTGAACGGGCGGGAGTTACTTAACAAAGATGATGCGGTGAGATTATGGGATCAAAATAGTGTTCCAGCTCCTAGACCGATAACGGCGCAGACAAAAAAAGAATTAAAGAAACAAGTTGATGGAATGGCAGCCGATGAGATCCCAGATTTCAATATTTCACGTGCGAAGAAAGAGTTCTATACAGCAGAACTAGCAAGGATACAGGTTGAGCAACAAAAGAAAGAATTGATAAGTGCAAAGGAAGTTGAGAAAAAAAGTTTTGAAATGGCGGTTGGTATTCGTGAGGCATTTTTAACGCTACCTGATCGGGTTAGTAATTTATTTGCTAGTGAAACTGATGCGTCAGCAATTGATTCTGTTATGCGTCAAGAAATTCATAGTTGTTTAGAAAGATTTGTAGAGGCAGCATGAACCCATTTCAGAAAGGATTTATAGAGGGCATTATTCCACCCAAACCGATGACGGTTAGCGAATGGAGTGATAAACATCGAAGGTTAAGCAGTAAGGGAAGTAGCGAACCGGGGCCGTGGCGAACAAGTAGAACACCTTATTTGAAAGAGCCAATGGATTGTTTGTCGGTGACTAATACCGATGTTGAAAGAGTTGTCTTGATGTTTGGAAGCCAACTTGGAAAAACGGAAATGGGTATTAACTTCCTTCTTTATACGATTGATCATTGTCCGGCCCCCATCCTTTGTGTTGCTGCCTCGTTGGATATGGTTAAGAGAATGAGCCGTCAAAGGTTAGAGCCTGCCTTTGAAGAAACGCCAGTTATAAAAGCCAAGATTGCCCCGCAAAGATCTAGGGACGCGAGCAATTCAATGTTTATAAAAGAGTTTGCAAATGGGATATTACTTTTGACAGGAAGTAACTCGCCCGCCGGGCTACGTAGTGCCCCAGTTAGATATTTATTTCTTGATGAAATTGATTCATACCCTATAGATGTCGCAACCTCTGGGGGGGTTAGTGAAGGTGACCCATGCGAATTAGCTATTAAGCGTACTTCGACTTTTAGCCGTCGCAAAATACTAATGACAAGTACACCAACAACAAAAGATTTCAGCAGGGTTGAAAATGAACTTAGGGCGTCAGATATGCGTAAATTTTGGGTTAAAGCACCTTGTTGTGGAAAATATCAAACGCTTGTTTGGGGTCAAATGAAATGGGAAAACCGCGATGCTTCGACGGCTAAATACGAGTGCGTACATTGTGGAGAAAGATTTGATGAGACACATAAAACATCAATGCTCAGAGAAGGGGAATGGAGGGCAGAAAAGCCGATGACAAGAAAGACAGCAGGTTTTCAAATGTCAAGTCTTTATTCACCCGCGGGTTGGTTAAATTGGCCTGAATTAGTTGAAGAATTTCTAAGATCAAAAGATGACGCGCCTTTATTTAAGACCTTTGTTAATACTCGTTTAGCTGAAACATTTGACGAAAGCTATCAATCCCAATTATCAGCCGAGGCACTGTTAAAACGGTGTGAAAAATATTTGCCCGGAACTATCCCAGAGGATGTTTTGTTTCTTGTAATGGGGGTTGATATTCAGGGGGGCGGAGGGACAAAAGATGAACGGATTGAAGTTAGTACGTGGGGGATAGCGCCAGAGGAACATATGTATTTAATTCAGCATGACGTTATTTATGGCGACCCAAATCAAGGGACGGTATGGGAAGGGTTAGATATATTGCTGACAAATGAATATGAACATCCAAACGGCGGCAAGTTAAAAGCTGAATGTTGCGCCATAGATACAGGTGGATTAGCAACGCAGGCCGTTTATAACTATTGCCGTCAACGTCAAGGGCTAGGTGTTATTGGTATTAAAGGTAGTAGCCAGTCAGGGAAACCAGCAATCGGGCGCGGTTCACGGGTTGATCTTAATTACAGGGGCAGGGCAATAAAAAAGGGTGTTGTTGTTTATATGGTTGGTAGTGACACAATCAAAGATGTTTTATTTGCTCGTTTAAAATTCAATAATAAGCTTCATTTCCACGCGCAGACAGAAGAGGCATGGTTTAAACAGTTCACAGGTGAAAGAAGAGTATTGAAGAAAAACGGGAGAGGTACGGAATACGTTCAAAAGAAAAATCAAAACGTTGAAGCTCTTGATTGCGCCGTGTATGCTTTTGCTGCATTGAATCATTTATATCAACGCTTTCCTCGCGGTAAAATCTACGAAATATTTACTAATAGACTCTTAAAATCGGTTAAATCAGATAAAAACAACGTAAAAGACGCTAAAATTAATACGTCTGCACAGAGAAACTATGTTAATTCTTGGTGATGTTCAATGACGTGGGTTTCTTCTTTTCCAGCAATTATAACGGCTGCTACTACTGTTACATGGGAGGACGGGTCAGCAACGGTTGGTTTTGATGAAAGTGCAACTTCTCCTGATTGGACACTTACTTACTACTTAAGAACTAATACGGCTTCTGAAGGCGCAACGGTTGTAGGTAGTGCCTACAGTTCAGGTTGGCGTTTTACAATTGCAAGTTCTGTTACCACAAATTTTGATAAAGGAAATTGGATCTGGGCGGCTGTAGTAAGTAAAGGATCAGAAAGTTATCAACTAGCAACTGGTGAATTTAAAGTTAAAGAATCTCTTGTTTATACAGGCACACCCGCCGCACTAGATAACAGAACACAAAACGAAATTGATAGAGATAACATTAAAGCCGCGTTAAGAAAATTTAGTGATGGCGCACAAGAATATTCAGTTGGTGGGCGTACATACAAAAGGGTGGATATTGAAAAACTACATATTGAATTAAATCGGATTAATCAAGAAATATTTAGAGAGAACGACGCGGAGAAAATAAAGCAGGGATTAGGTAGCGGTAAAAGGGTATTCGTTCGCTTTGGTGCTTAACAATGGGATTTTTTGATCAAGCTTTATCTGGCGTTTTTAAATCTGAACCAGAGGCAAAGGTTACGACCATGCCAAAAAAAAGGCGTAATTATCAGGGGGCAAATTCAACCCGATACAACCTCGGTTGGATGGCAGCATCAACAAGCGCCGATAGTGAAATTAAAGGTAGCAATAGCAAACTTTTAGCAAGAGCTAGGCAAGGTTGCAGGGATAACCCCTATTTGCGTCAGGGTCAAAGAAGTTTTGCATTAAATGTAATAGGGCAAGGTACGCGTATTCAATGTCAAACCCGTATGAAACGCGGGGGAAAGTTAGATAAAAAAATTAATGATGCAATAGAAATGAAGTGGAAACAGTGGGGAAGATATGATTCAGTTTCGGCTAATGGGCGTGATTGTTTTGCTGATATAGAACTAATTATTGCAAAACAATTATTTGAGGCGGGTGAAATTTTCGTAAGGTTAATAAAGAAACCTTTTGGGCGTTCGACTATACCTCTAGGGCTTGAATTATTAGAACCAGAACAATTGGATAATGATTTTAACGGCGGTACAAAAAATAAAAACAATACTTGGCGTATGGGAATAGAAAGAGATGTATTTAATAGACCTGTTAGATATAGTTTTTTCAAAAAACATCCCGGCGATACCCCTTTCCCTATCCCTGTTAATACAAAACAACACATGCTAATAAATGCGGATGAAATTATTCATCTGTTAATTACTGACAGGCCGTCGCAGACAAGGGGCGTTTCGATGCTTGCGCCTGCATTAGAGGCAATGCATCAATTAGATGGCTATCAACACAGTCAATTAATTCGCAGTCGTGCCAGCTCGGCGTTAATGGGTTTTATATCCACAAATTCTGATGATGGTTTAGTTGGTGATGACGTATTTGAAAATGAGCGCGTAACAGACTTCGAGCCGGGTACTTTTAAATATCTAAACAGTAACGAAAGCGTTAATATTCCAAACCTAGACGCACCGAACGGCGAATTTGAACCATTTAATCGAATAATTCTTAGATCTTTGGCTAGTGGATGTGGGGTTAGTTATGAATCAGTATCAAAAGACTTTTCACAAACTAATTACAGCTCATCACGGTTAAGCCTGTTAGAAGATAGGGATCATTACAAGATGATTCAAAAGTATTTAGAGGAAAGATTCTTACAACCTTTGTTCGATTTATGGTTAGATCTTGCGGTGCTAAGTGGGAACTTAGATCTAAGTGGGTACGAGTTAGATCCTGATAAGTATCGCCGTATTCGTTGGTTATTTAGAGGATGGGCATACGTTGACCCGCAAAAAGAAATTGCAGCGGCAAAAGAGGCAGTTAAAGCAGGCTTTAAAACTCAGGCACAAGTTATATCCGAAATGGGTTCAGGCGATATTGAGGAATTTCTACCAGCTCGTAAAAACGAGGTTGAACAACAGGAGCAACTTGGCCTGTTTTTTGACACAACAATACCTGATACGTCTAAACAGCAAACAGGTACTAATATAGAAAGCAATGATACCGACACCAATGGAAAAGAAACGTGATTTAGAAAATCAAATACAACATCGATCCCAACCCGTCGAATTTGACATTAAGGAAGATCGCACAATCGAATTTAGCTTCTCAAGTACGAACCCAGTAAATAGAGGTGCGCTAGGAAATGAAATTTTAGATCACCGTGAGGGCGCAATTGATTTTTCACGTTTGAACGATGCAGCTCCCTTGCTTTTCAACCATGATCCCAATAAACCCATAGGCGTAGTAGAAAAAGCGTGGCTAAAAAATGAGCGCGGTTATGCCCGTGTGCGTTTCAGCGATAACCCTTTTCCTTCTGAAGTTTTTAACGATGTCCGCAATGGGATACTGCGCGGGGTATCAGTCGGGTATTCTGTGAATGATGTCGAAAGGCTAGATGACGATAAAGATAGTTATCTCGTTCGTGCGTGGCAGCCAGCGGAAATAAGTATTGCGGTCATCGCTGCTGACCCAGAAATCGGAATAGGGAGAGCAAAAGAAGTTGAAAAAACTGACGTTACTATGTCTACACAGCAAGAATCTAGTAATATGGAAACACAGCGTAATAACGCCGTTGCGTCAACCGACGCACCACAAAGTAAACCTGATTCTAAAACTCAGATGACAACGACACCCGATCTTGAAGTGGTGCGTTCTGAGGCTTCCAAAAAGGCGGCCTCTGATGAACGTAACCGTATTAGAGAAATTTCTGTTGTATGCGAAAGGCATCAACTAGGCGATGAGTTAAAAGAAACACTTATTACCGAGGGAACTTCAATCGAAGAAACTAGAAAGATTGCATTAGAGCGTATTAATGCAAAGCCTGTTGAAACTGTTGCCCCTGTAGAGCTAAACGAAAAAGAACAGTGCGATTATGAAATCAGTGCTGGTATCCGTTCTCTTTTGACTGGTGATTGGTCTAGCCGTGAAGCTGGTTACGTTCGCGAGTTATCACGTGATGTAGAACTTAAAGGACATAAGCGCTCAACCGAGAAAAGCTTTTTCGTTCCGTTTACTGCACTTTCTGAACGTGCAACATACGTCGCGGGAACTGCGAATGTAGGGGGCAACCTAGTTGCAACTGACCTTTTGGCAGGTGATTTTATTCAAGCCTTAAGAAATCAGAGCGTTATGCTTTCCGCAGGCGTAAGAACCATAAATGGATTAGTCGGTGACGTGGCAATTCCGCGTCAAAGTGGCGTTGGCAGTACTTACTGGTTAAGTTCTGAAACTACGGCGATTACTTTTTCAAACAGTACGTTTGATCAAATCCAAATGTCGCCAAAAAATTTAGCGGCAATCCAGAAGCACTCTCGACAGGTACTTTTACAAGGAACACCCGGTATTGAACAGCTAATTAGAGATGATCTTCGCGATGGTCTACAGCTAGCGATGGATCTTGCAATTCTTAACGGCTCTGGCAGTTCAGGACAGCCAACCGGAATTATGAATACAAGCTCAATAAATTCTGTCGCAATTGGAACTAATGGCGGCGCGATCACAATGGACAAAGTTGTTGATCTTGAAACTGCTGTAATGGAAGACAACGGCGCTGTAAATACAGGAACCGTTAAGTACATTACAAACGCGAAGGTAGTCGGGGCGCTCAAAAAATTGAAAACGTCTGGCGGTGAATACCTTTACAACCAAGACTTACAGGCAATTGGTAGAGGCGGCACACCTGCAACTCTTAACGGTTGGGGTGTTCTTTCTTCTAATCAAGTACCTTCAAACTTAACTAAAGGTTCATCCTCTGGAGTTTGTAACGCGCTTGTTTATGGTGACTTCTCGCAGTGTATTACTGGTTTTTGGGGAGGAGGTTTAGAAATTACTGTCGGTGAAGATCAAGACGACTTCAGCAAGGCATTAACTTCAATCCGTGGGATTATGACGCTTGATGTAGCAGTAAGAAACCCAGTTTCATTTGGCACCATAGCCGATATAACTGTTTAATTTATAACCGTTACGGGGTGGGCAACCACCCCCTCTTTTTTTTATGAAAGTTTTAATTTCTAAGACCTGTTCAGCAGATGGGCAACATTTAGAAAACGGTCAAACTTACGAGGTAAGTGATGATGCGGCAAAACAATTAATTAAATTTGGTAGAGCGACAGAGGCAGTTAACGCACCTGCAACTACACCAAAAGCAACACCAAAAAAGCCAAAAGTAATTACAACCAAAACTTTAAATGGCGATAGCAACTGATTCACTAGATGCAATATTTTCTGATCTTGCGGTAACTGTTGTTGCTGGAGGTGTTACGGGAAAGGGGATATTAGATGAACCAACAACAATCATTGCAGGCGATCAAATAATTAGTACGGATTACGTTTTGCATTGCAAAAGCTCTTCTTATTCCGCAATCAAAGCAGGGGATACCGTGACGGTTGCGGGTACTGCTTATACCTGTAGAACAAACGAAAGAGATTTAGACGGTTTAACTTGTCAAATTTCCTTATCTAAAAACTAATGACGACAAAAAGAGAAAATATTTTAGATCAAATAAAAACAAGTTTGGCTAATACCACCAACGTCGGAGCGAGGATTTACAGGAGCCGGGTCGTGCCTTTGGCGCGTAACGAATCACCCGCGTTAGTGATTGAACCTGTTAGTGATACTTGTGAACAGAATCTATCTTTACCTAAACTTGATTGGTCTTTAACGGTAAGAATCTCAATTATTGTTCGCGGTGATGTTCCTGACGAGGTAGCTGACCCTATTGTTGAATCAGTTCATTCAAAGATGACGGCTGACTTAACGTTAAATAGTACCTGTATTGATGTTCAACCTCAGAGCGTAAGTTTTGAAATGGTAGATGCTGATCAAGCGGCGGGAGTAATAGGGATGGATTTCCTAATTAGATATAGAACTAGCGTTAATTCTGTTACTGCGTAGGCATATCAGACTATTATGTAAGCATATAGATTCAGATTGATTGAGCGATGCCAAAGCTAACGAGATTAAGAACGATTCTTTGCAAGCTTGAGTCAAGTTATGCAACCGATCCAACGCCTACAGGTTCGGCAAATGCGATAGAAGTACGCAACCTAGAAATTACGCCTTTAGAGGCTGATGTTGTAGAGCGTGAGACTATTCGCGGCTATCTCGGTAATTATCCTCAACTATTGGCGCAACAGCGTGTCAGTCTAACTTTCGAGGTCGAATTAGCTGCATCTGGAGCCGCCGGAACTGCGCCAGCATGGGGGCCAGCTATGAAAGCTTGCGCGATGTCTCAGACAATTGTTAGCTCTACATCTGTTACCTATGCGCCAGTAAGTAGCTCGTTTGATTCTTGTACTTTCTACGTTGGCATTGATGGCATTAGACATAAAATTACAGGTGCTAGAGGTTCCTTTTCGTTAAATGCAAGTGTTGGAGAGATCCCAGTTATAAGCTTTACATTTACAGGAATTTATAACGACCCAACAGATACCGCGTTACCTACTTGTACTTATGCTAATCAAGCCGATCCTGTAATTTTCAAAAATGGAAATACAACAGCGCTACAAATATTCTCTTATTCGGCAAGTTTGCAATCATTTAGTTACGACCAAAACAACGAAACAATTTATAACGAGTTTGTAGGTGGTACAAAAGAAATCTTAGTTACAGATAGAAAGCCAGCGGGTGAGGCAGTAATTGAAGCGCCTGCCCTATCTGCTAAAAACTTCTTTACAACTGCAACAGGTACAGCAACAGGCAATTTAACGTTCCAGCATGGTCAAACCGCTGGTAATAAAGTTACCTTTACCGCTGGACAAATTGACATCGCGTCGCCTGCTTATACAGAGGAAAACGGCATACAAATGCTTTCCTTACCCTATGTTGCAACACCAACATCAGCAGGCAATAACGAAATATCTCTTGCATTGACTTAATAGAGGGTCTACCCTGTTAATACGTCTAAGTATTAATTAATGGCATTTGTTTTAGATCAAAACGAGTCTTATAAATGGCCTGTAAAAGTTAAAACACCAACAGGAAACGGAAAACATTCTGTTCAGACTTTTAACGGTGAATTTAAAAGAATCACTCAAACTAGGATCATTGAAATGGGGGATCAAATAGATAAAAATAAAATTACTGATATTGAATTGGTTTCTGAGGTCTTAATAGGTTGGGATTCTATCGACGACGATGAAGGGAACCCCGTTGATTTTAATAAGTCAAATTTAAAGAAATTACTTGACGTACCAATGGTTGCAACAGCCATAGCACAATCATTTTTTGAAAGTATTGCGGGGGCAAAAAGAAAAAACTAATTAGCGCCGTTGAGTATTGGGGGAAAGGCGGCGTAAAAGATGAACGAGAGAAAGACGCGGCAATATTAGGTTTAAAAATACCTGAAAAAAAGAAAGAAAAAGACTTTGCTGTTTGGCCTGAAAATTGGCCTGCGGTTGAATTATTTCTTAGGTGTCAAACTCAATGGCGTACTTCAGTTGGTGGAGTTACAGGTTTTGATTACTCATCGGTGTTAGCCTTAGTTAATATGTATGCGTATAGCAAAGAAACTTTCGAGGATCTTCAAATCATGGAAGCAACTGCTATTGAACTATTAAACAGAGGTAATAAATAAATGGCACAAGGCGCAAAATTTAATATGCTCCTAGCGGTTAAGACGTTAGGGCAACAAGGTATCAAACGCATGGGTAACTCCATGCAAGGTTTAGCGGGTCGGGTTAAGAATGTAAAACTAACGGTTGATGGATTAGCAAAAGCCTACGCATCGTTAAGGATTGTTCAAGATGCTTTAAATGTCACTGTTCAACGTGCCGAATCAGAAAGGCGTTTGATGTTGTTATCGCAGGGGTTTGATAATTTAGCCTCTGTTACTGAAGCGGCAACAGCAGCATCTAAGAAATTTGGATTAAGTCAAACGCAAGCTAATAGAGAATTTGCACAGGTTTATGCAAGGTTACGTCCATTAGGTATTTCATTAGAAACAATTAGATCTGTCTATGAAGGCTTTAACACCGCTGCAAAATTAAGCGGTTCAAGCGCGACTGAGGCCTCAAATGCTTTCTTGCAATTAAGTCAGGCGTTAGGTACTGGAGCCTTAAGAGGTGATGAATTAAGGAGCGTATTTGAACAAACGCCTGCTGTTATTCAGGCAATCGCCAAAGAGATGAATGTAACGGTAGGAGAAATAAAAGATTTAGCAAAAGAAGGAAAAGTAACAACAGAATTTATTTTGCCAGCTCTGGAACGACTGCGAACTGAAGGGGCTGACAAATTAGCGGAAGCGATGAAAGGGCCAGAACAACAATTTAGAAATTTAAATATTGCAATTGAAGAATTAAAAATTGCGGCAATCGCTGACAATATGGAACGAATATTAGCGCTTGTTAATGGTTTAACTGATACGACAAAAACTTTAACTAAAATTATTAACGCGCCGGGTTTTAAATTCTTTTTTGATACTTTATACAAATTAAGTACAGGCCCATTAGATAAATTAAATAAAATTGGTAGTTTGTTCCCTAGTGGAAATGATAAAGACGCAGAGAAATCAGGCGATACTTTAAAAATGACTATTTGGGGAATTAATCAAGAAACAAAGAAAGCAAAATCATTATTAGAAACTACGTTTGGAAAATCAATGATGAAAAAATTAGATGAATTTGGAAAAGGTTTAAACGATATTGGTTCCTTAGTTGGTGATTCTCTTGTTAGTGCTTTTAAAGGTTTAGAAGATGCGCTTGTTAATTTCGTTACAACTGGAAAACTTCAATTTAAATCATTAGTTCAAAGTATCATTGCGGATTTGGCACGGATAACGATAAGACAAGGAATTACACAACCGTTATTTAGTGCGTTTAAAAGTGCATTAACAAGTTCTTTAAGTGGGGGATTTGGGGGAGGCACTCAAACAGTTAGAGGGTCGGTTCAAGGTTCGGGTTTAAATGCTTTAGATTTTGACAACCCAATGGCAAGCCCTTTTGCTACAGGTGGTTTTGTTAATAAACCTACAAACGCCCTTATAGGTGAGGCGGGTTCCGAATATGTCATTAGAGCCGATCAAATGGATCAGGCAATGCGGCGTTACGCCAAAGGAGCAAGGGGGCAAAGTGTTATTGATGGCGTAGGTGGTTCTGAAGATGAAAGCGGTAATCTTGTAGGAGCTGGCGCGATAGATGTTCGTTTTGATGTTCAACGTATTAACGCCGTTGATTATGTAACCTCCCAACAGTTTGAACAGGGTATTAGATCAGCGACAGAACAAGGCGCTAGAAAAGGTGAACAAATGACTTTACGCAGGCTTCAAACAAGTCCTAATACACGTAAAAGAATTGGGGTTTAATTATGGAAATAGCAGTTGGTAATTTTTTATTATTAAATGGGACACAATATAAGTTTCAAAACTTTTTTATTAACGAAACTATTACATATTCTGGAAACGATTACACGTTTGCACCGTTTGGATTCTCTGGAGTAAGTGTTAATAGAAATGGCGACGGTACAGAGTGTTCAATTGTTTTTCCTAATAACTCATTAACTAGAAATTGGGCTGATGAAGCTATAAAAAATAAATGGTTATGCAATATAAAAGTAATGATTTTAGACCCTACCGATAACACTTCTTTTAATCCTATGCACACTTATCATGGTCGAATTATGGGCGGTCAATGGAACGAAATTAGTGTTACTTTATCTGTTGGGACTATTCTTGATTCTGTGGGGAGCGATATACCTCAAAGACGGTTAGATAAATCGTTAGTTGGAGATTTACCAACAAGTAGCGGTGTCAGATTGCAGTGATTTGATTGGCTTACGTTATAAACGCGGAGCTGATGGAACAAATGGGGAAATTGATTGCATTAATCTTTGTTATGTCGTTTTAAAGCGATTAGATATTGAGACACCCCCTTTTGATACGTCTTGGTATGAAGAGTCAAAATTTAAAATCTTTCGTGATCTTTATTCATGGGGGGTAAGAATTGATAGGCCTGCGTATGATGGAGACATAATTCTTATCCCTGATAAAACGGGGTTTAATTTCGCGGTGTCATGGCAGAAAGGAATCTTGTATTGCAACCCACATCAAAAAATGGTGAATTGGTGTTTGGCGCAAGCCTTAAGAAAGTCGTATTACTTCCGTTCGAGAAACAACTTATAGAAACTATTGGATGTACTGAAAATGAATATAGAAAATTAGTATTAGAGGGAATTAAAAGAGCAAAGACAAGACCCGCCGGTTATGAATTAATTCCTGAAATCAATGCTAAGGCGGCTGAAACAGTTTTTTTAATCAACCTTGCCGTCAGTCTTGTTTTAACTGGTATATCAATGTTATTGGCTCCAAAGCCAAAGAAACCGCAAGCAATAGATCAGAGGACTTTAGACTCGATAACAGGCGGAACAAGATTTCTACCGACTAGAGGTTTTGAAAGTCAGGCAGAGTTAGCAACCTTCGCACAAGCTATCCCCATTATTTTTGGTAAGTACACGGGAACAACAGGCGGGATGTTAGTAGCGCCCCCTCTTGTTTGGTCACGTATGTTTTCGCATGGATTACAACAAGGCGTAAAATTAATGTTTGCCGTTGGTGAGGCTGGAAAAGGTGAACTAATAAGACCAGAACTTGAGGGAATTTTTATTGGTTCAGGTGCGTTAGATGCAATTTTTGAAGATACTTTTGCTTTTTATTGGAAAGGTCAAAGCGTCAATAATAACTCAAGAATAAAAGCTTCTGATTTGCAATATGGAACGAGGGGGAATGAATCGTCGGGTGATCCTGAAAATAATAATGATGTCTTTGCTTGTCCTACCCGCGATAGCTTGACCGATGAGGCGTTTTGTTCTGCCCGTAGCCTTACCAACAATGCAGAGTTTGGGGTTTATTCTCCTATCGTTAATGGAACGCCTTACAGAGTTAATTGGCGCGTTATTTCAATACCTACAGATGATGATCCACAAAATACATTAGTAAAAGAAAGGGTAAAAATTGCAGGAGATAAAGGAGGAACAGTTCTATTTGAAGATGCAAAGGAATTAGGTATGGAAGGGATAGGCCGGAACTATTCGAGCCGAATGGGAATTACTAGAGTTAACACGACAACACTTCCAGAGAACGGCACAAGATTTTCAGAGGTCGATATTGCTAAAGGTCAGACAATTGATTTCACAATTAAATCAGGTTCTATTGATGAGGTTTATGGCGATAACGTAACGGTCGATGATATTAATTCAGAACTAGATCAAAGAAGAATTAGCGCTGATGATGCGTTGCAATTAGGCGAAATATTCCAGATTGGAAAAACAACTTTTAAAGTTAAAACAAGATCTTTAACGCAATGGAAACCAACAGGAAACGATCAAGTTATTGAGCTTGAATGTATAGAAACAGATACTTCAACTTTTGGTACAAAGGTAGGTTTAGTTAATGCTGATTTATTAGGGCGTAGTTTTTACATAGCAGATATTGACGGCCCTGATCCTACAGATGATGGATATATACCGAATACTGATTTCTACCCGTTAGCAAGATCATCAACAGGAATTGTTAGGAATCAACGCCCTTGCGATGTAACAGAAATTGGATTGCGTTCTAAGGTCTTTCAACGCTTAACAGGTCTTTGTAATTTCCAAAGCATCCCAACCCCTGACCAATTAAAAACATTTGATGGCGATAAGGTTCAATTAACAAACGGAACAATAACAACCTTTTTAAAACGTGCGTCGGTCTTTTCAATTTATTTTCGTGAAGTTGATACCTCTGTTTGGAATTTAGTTAACGGTACTGATAGCACTTTTGGGAGTTTATTTTGCGTAATTGGTAGTAACCCAACAGAACAATATAATTCGATTCGATTTACTCACCCTGCGTTAAAAGCTTATGAATTTAAGTTTGTCCCTAGAACTGCAAGCTTTATAACTAAGCTATTACCAACAACAAGAGTCGTAAGGTTAAGTTCATCAAAAGATCAAATATCGGGTACTGTTCCTGGTGGTTTTGTTATTACTTTAAAAGGCGAAAAATTAACCGTAGCTGATATTTTAAGAAACGACGAATTAACAAATAAGCCAAGTTCTAACCCTTCAATCATTGTCCGTAGTTATCCATCATCTGTTCAGATTCAAAGTTATCAGCCGGAACATATAGAAGAAACAAGAATTACAAGCCTGTTTTATCAAGGGTTATTTAGTTCGCCTACAGGTTCACCCGATGGCATGAGAGATAGTTTCTGTTTCGAGGCTTTCGGTAATGCTGATAGTTCTGGAACACCAATCGGCGGTACAAAATATTTAACAGTTCAGGAAACATTGCCCGGTAGTGAGTGGGTCAAGATTCGTTATCACGCTAGAAGAATTGAATTGCCCTCTGGCTGGAAAAACCCAGAAACAAACTTTGATGTAAGGGACGGATCGGCGGCGCATGGTGGAATATTTAACCCTTACTTTGTTACTGAACATAAGTTTGGAAATATCAGCGGTTGGTCGTTCTATTGGAAAGAATGGGATTCATCGCAACCAACTAACCCAAATGTAGGTTCAACAGGCGCAGGCAATTACTACACGATCTACCAAAGCAGTCCTGAATTAGTTGTTTTTGAAATTGGTAATTATAGATATACGGTTGATAGAAATGGCCCATATCCTGACGGCAGCCAACAGCCCGGTAATGGTTTTACTTATTGGGGCGTTACAAGACAAGAGAAAGTAACGCATTACGCGGCTAGTTCTGTTAATAGCTCTTGGACTATTGATGATTATCAAGTAATAGATAGCAGCGCGGGAGGATGGGCGTTAGGTAGCACAATTTCAGTATCAAGAACAATTACAGGAAGCAACCCTTTTAAAATGGTTCCGGGTGTTTCAGGTGGTTTAACAAGTTCAGGAATAAGTTTGACGGTTACAGGAATTGAAACAGGAGATCAAGCTAAAAAGATTATTCAAGGATGGTATTACGAAGTTTTTGGTAATGCAGAACAATATTCAGCCGGAACAGTAAGAGAAGTAACTAAGACAATTTCAAACCCGAAAGATATACAAGTTAAATTAACCGCGACGGTAATGGATGATTCGGATTCTGAATGGTTAGCGGCTGATTATAGTTCTTTCGTTGATATGGAAAAAGGATATAAAAACTTTACAGCCGAGGTTTTAGCTAATTCAAACACCGCGACGAATTGGGAAGTAGGAGAAGAATTTTTTATTACTGAATCTGGAGGCGGTGGAGGTTGGACAAACTATGACGATTTAGGCGCAAAATTTAAAGTAATGGGTATCGGTTCAACAAGTTCAGGCGGTGTATATTCAGCCGATAGAGAATTTGAAAATTTAACGCAAATATCTGATATAAGTTTTTATGGAAATTTAATCGAAAAATCAAATCAAAATGAACCTGAACATTCAATCGTTTATGTAAATGAAAGTGTAAGCAATCCAACTGTTCCAACATACAAAAACATGGCAACGGCTGGTTTAGCTCTAAAAGCATCAAGGCGTTTTACGGCTTTAGATCAGGTGCGCGTTTGGTTATCTGAAGGAATCAAAGTTAAATTAAATCACCCTGACGATACAGGGAATGGCGCAAGTAATTTATTTACTGATCTTGTTTATTACTTATTAACGGATACGACGGCGGGAGCTGGAACGATCCTCGGTTCAACTGATGATCTAATTAATACAACTGATTTAGCAAATACATCAAAGTTCCTTAGACAAAACTCTTTATTCTTTGACGGCGCAATTGATCAACCTGTAAATATTCGGCAATACATTGCAGAAAACGCGCCCAACTTCTTATGTAGTTTCGTTCTATCTGATGGGCAACTTTCTTTAAAACCTGCGTTACCTGTTACACCCGGCGGGGATATATCAACAGGGGCGGTTACTGTTAAACAACTATTTACTAGCGGAAATATTATTGAGGATTCATTTGAATTAAATTATTTAGGCGCGGAAGAAAGAGAGTCGTTTAAAGCTGTATTGCGTTATAGGGAAACTAAAAAAAATCAATTACCAAAAGAAGTTGTTACTACGGTTAAATATAAAACTAGCCCTGAAACAGAAAGCGTTGAATCCTTCGACCTTACCAAATACGTCACGCAAACAAATCACGCTCGTTTAGTTGGTAAATATTTCCTTGCCTTGCGTAAACATGTAACCCATACAATCGCATTTAAAACAGCGGCGTTTGGTTTGGATTTGGCCGCAGGGGATTATATAAAAGTAAAAACAGAGGCAAGCCCATACAGTGCGGCAAATAATGGCGCAGTATCAACGACAGGTGAGATAACAAGCGCTCAAACATTAATTGATGGTTTCTACAATGTTCTTTATTATTCGCCAGCCTCAGATGACGTAGTAAGTGGATCAATGCAAGTAACCAATATGACGACAAGCGATGCAACTTTCTTTAATACGATATTTACGATTGAATCAACGGTTATTAGTCAAAACATATATTTAGTAGAACAGTTAACACTTGATCAAGACAATACGGTGTCTATCGTTGCCAGCGAGTTTCCTTGTGATGATAATAGTCGGTCTAAACTAGCTATAGATATAACTGACGATTCTAAGTTTACTTTTGATTCTTAAATGGCTTTTCCTACACTTTCCCCTAATCGTCGTCAATTTGACCCCGGTTCATATCCTGTAAAAACATTTACTAATCAGTCAGGCGCAGAACGCCGGATTTTATACGGCAATAAGAGAACAGGAATGAAACTACAATTGAGATATGAAAATATAACCGATAGTCAGGCAGAGGAATTTAATACCCACTTTGATGATCGCTTTGGTAGCTACTCAACCTTTGATCTACCTAGTCAAGCAAAATCAGGTTGGGACGGCGCAACAGGAACGATTGACGCACCTGCGCCTAATAAATGGAGATACGCAGCGGCCCCATCTATTGTTCAAATTAAGAAAGGAATTAGTTCCGTTACTGTTGATTTAATCGGTGTCCTATAGACTGCTATGTAAACGTAGTAAAAGGGAATGGCTAAACCATTTACAGGCCGTGATGCAAAATTTTTATTAGGAACTGATGAGGTTGGTAAGACAACTTCTTTTTCACTTAATGCAAGCGCGGGATTATTAGAAACAACAAGTTTAGGGGATTCTGTAAGAACATTTACGCCGGGACTTCAAACGTTTACGGGTAGCGCGGAAATAATTTATTATAAGCAAGACGACGGAACAAACGACGGGTCAGAATTTTTAAGAATGCTTGTTAAGACTGGAAATTCAGGGTTATCTGATAGCGACAGCAAAACTTTAACTCTTAGATTTACTGATGGTTCAACAAATAAAGATGTAACAATGACGGCGTTTATAACAGGGGCAAATATTTCAGCATCACCGGGAGAAATAGCAAAAGCGCAGATAAGTTTTCAAGCAACAGGCGAACTAACTACAGCAACAATCTAATGAGTATCTATTTAGGCGGTTTTGGAAAAGTCATGCTTCAGCGCAAAACGGCGCAGGGTGATTTATTTGCAACTATTAATACGGATGATGTCAATACGTCAAAGAAGCGATTTAGTTTTGATGAGGCTGACGAATTAATTACAGGCGATCAAGTAGAAATTTCAACAACAAACGGAACAGATCTTTTGTTTATTGCAGCGGCTTCATGGCCAGATAACACTAGACAATCAAGTTTTACGGCTTTTATACATAAAGACGATTTAGGAGGGATAAGACTTTTTTCCTCCTTTGCTAATGCTGTTAATGGTTTAAGTTCTAACGCTTTAACTTTGACTTCTATTAGCTCTGATTTACCTGTAAAAATTTCGGTTCAAAATGCTATTTATAGAATGTTGGGTCAAGTAAGTTCATACGAAATAAATACAGATGTTGAATCGGTTGATGTAACTGCTTTATCTGAGTATCACAGAGAACGTTATTCCTCGTTAATTTCTGGAAATGGCCGTATTACTTGCGCTTGGGATTATGAAGATTCTGAAGGCTCAGGCAATTTTGACCCGCCTCACTACTTGTTGGAATTAGTTACTAGAACAAAAATCGGGTCAGAATTTGGGGCGCAATTGTATTTAAAGACAAGCGGATATAACCCTAGTGGTATAAGTTCAAATTTAGATGACGAGCTTTGGTATGAAATAAACGCGGTAGTAACCCAATCGGCTGTAAGCTTCAATGTGGGTCAACCCGTAGACATGACTATAAACTTTGTCACTACTGGAGGAGTCGACCTTAAGATTAATAGCGACGCAGCTAATAAGATCCTTCAAGAAGATAGCGACGACATTCTATTAGAACAGGATACAACGGCTAAACTATTACAAGAAACAGATTAACGGCGTAAGATGGCTGATTTAAAAATCTCGCAACTGCCCGCGTTAGGAGATAATCTTGCGACGGCAGATAAAATTGCGGTAGTTGACGGGTCGGCCTCTGAAACGAAAAGCCTGACGATTGCAAACTTATTTAGTGCTAATAGTTTTGGTTTATTAGGTAGTAACGCAATACCAATAGCAAAGGTTTCCGTAACAGCAGGGTCGATAGCCGGAACAGCCGTCGCAGATTTAGGAATTTCAACGGCAAAGGTCGCCAATGATGCCATTACGGCAGCGAAGTTAGATAATAATTCAAGCGCCCAACTAGTTACATCCTTACCCGGATCAGGTGGATTTACAGGACAGATTGCTGCGAATAGTAATGACGGATATGCGGCGAGTATTTGGGACGGTAGCGCGTGGCAATCATTAAAAGCAGCGGCCTCTATAAATTCAATTACAGGTGATACAACTTCTATTGTTAATATTGCGGTTGCTACGTCAGGAAGTACAAGGGCATTAAGCGCATCAATAGATGATTCAAGTGCGGCGGCTCAGTTCTTGGCAGGCCCATCAGGTGCGGCGGGTGCGGTTTCACTTAGAGCAATTACAGGCGCGGATTTGCCAACGGCGACAAGTTCAGCATTAGGAGCGATCAAGGTAAATGGCGAAGGCTTAAGGATGGATACGGGTGTTATTGAAATCGATAATGATGTAACAGCTAGCAGCGCTTATAACCTCGTCGCAGTGACGGCAAAAGGTTTAGTTAGTGCCTATCGAACAATTACGGCGGCTGATTTACCAGACGGAAGTTCATCGGCAAAAGGGGCGCTGCAAGTAGGAACAGGCCTCGCGGTTAGTAGTGGAGTAATTAGCGTAGATAACACGGCAACACCCGGAACTTACACAAAAGTAGTTGTTACGGCATCCGGCGCAGTTAGTAGCGGCAGCCAAATCACGGATTCAGATTTACCGAATCACAGCGCTGCATTATTAACAAGTGGAACGGTCGCAACTGCGCGTTTAGGTACGAAATCTGTAACGGCTGCAAAACTTGGTGATGCAAGTACGGTGGTCTTTCAATCCATTGCTCAAGTTGGGTCTTACCCTTCGCCAGCCTTCCAAGGTCAGCTACTTTTTGACACGACCACGGAGGATTGCTTCGTGCATGATGGTACGGCTTGGCAGGCAATTTCGAGTCTTAGTAAGGGCGCTCTTATTCCGGGCGGCACCTATAACGCTAGTACTTCAAAGGTTGATAGTGTCACAAGCGCAGGGGCAGCGGCGGGTTTAGTTGTTGGTTCAAATTTACCAACAGCCAGCGCGACTACTGATTCTTTATACGTCGTCGTATCGGTTCAAGGTACACCATCGGGAATTACAGGAATTACAGGTCAATTAAAACCACCCGATTACATTTTAGGTGTTACCAATACTTCAAGTAGCTCATGGGTAGAAATTGATTTATCGCAGACGGTAGCTTCGCAAGTTGCGGCGAATATTGCCTTCACCCCATTTGGCGGCCTTAGCTCAACAAATCTGCAAGACGTAGTTCAAGAGATCGAAACAGAAAAACTAAGCAAAACAGGTGGAACCGTCAGCGGCGAAATATTAATAAGCAATACTGGAAGTTTGGTCTACGAAGGCGCGACGGCGGATTCATTTGAAACGACAATTGGTGTTGTAGATCCGACCACAGCAGATAAAACAATCAATTTTCCTGATCAAAGTGGAACAGTTTTAGTTTCTGGCGGTGCGTCGATTGTTAATGCTGATGTTGCTACAAACGCAGCTCTGGCATATAGCAAACTAGCGGCTCTTGCTAGTGGTTCAATCCTTGTTGGTAATGGAAGCAATGTTGCAACAGTTCAGGCAGTTAGCGGAGATGCAACGTTATCTAATGCAGGCGTATTAACAATTGCGGCCTCTGCAATAACAAACGCAAAAATTAGTAGTAGCGCAGCAATAGCACTTAGCAAGCTGGCAACAGGGGCATTACCTACAGCTATCACGGTTACTAATGGAAACGTAGCTAGTGATGCAGCAATCGCAGGGTCAAAAATATCGCCTGATTTCGGTACGCAAGCAATAACAACTAGCGGGAATTTAACTCTTTCAGCGCAGGCAGATTTAAGACTAGGCGACGCGGCAGGCGGTGAATATGTAGCGATTCAGGCAGGAACAACCGTCGGAACTAGTTACACTATTGAACTACCTACAAGCGTTGGGGCAACTGGAAAAGTTCTTAAGTCAACGGTTAGCGGTCAGGTCGCAACACTTACATGGGAAACAGACGCAACAGACGACGCAGCGGCAAACCTAACGGGTACAACTCTCGCTTCTAATGTCGTTACTAGTTCTTTAACTTCTGTTGGTACTCTTACAGGCTTAGTTGTTAATGGCGACGCAACATTCACGGGTGCTAGTTCAAACGTTGTATGGAGTAAGAGCGCAAATGCTTTTACAGGAACGATTGCGGCAACTGCGTTTAGCGGCCCTTTAACTGGAAACGTCACAGGTAATGTTTCAGGAGCACTTACAATTCCTGCAAATGGTGATATTCGTATAGCTAATGGCACATGGTCAGGAGAAGCAGCAGGAAAAATACAACATAATTCTAATTTTTTATATATCCAAGGTGGAACTAGTGGTATTAAATTTAGATCTTCCTCTGGTACAAATACGCTTGAAGTTAATAGTTCAGGCAATGCCACGTTTGCTGGAAAGGTATCAGACAGCAAAGGCGATTTAAGGAATATTCCTGGTGATGCAAAAACTTCAGCTTATACTTTGGTTGACACTGACGGTGGAAAGGTTATTCATAACACAAGCGGTGGTTGGGTCATACCTAACTCAACCTTTGTCAAAGGTAATACTGTTACTCTTTTAAATGAAAGTTCTAACGATCAAAACATAAATGCAAGTGCTTTAGGAACTGCTTTATATAATGGTGCTGATGGTGTAGACATAAAGGGAAGCACAATAGCTCTTGGAGCTAGAGCCATGGCCACAATATGGTTCTTGAATGGAACGACAGCATACATTCAATCTTCTAAAATGACGGTTTCATAAATGTACCTACTACTAACTAACACACAACACGGAGATTAATTATGAGTCCTATTCAACAAATGCTTTTAGGTGCAGGTGCAAAAAAATCCTCTGTTTACATTGACGATTGTTTTTACACTCATGTCTATGAGGGAGATGGTAATTCTAGCGGTCAAAATATAACTGGATCAGACTTTGAACCAGATTTAGTATGGATAAAAGGTAGAAATCATACTGCAAATCATATACTTGTAGATTCAGCTAGAGGTAATAATAAAGTTCTATATAGCAATACAAACGATGATCAAGATACAAATGAAGATTATGTAAATTCAAGATTTGTAGGTGGATTTAAAGTAGGTAATTCTGGTATTACAAACGGTAGTAATGAAACCAATGTCGGTTGGACTTGGAAAAAGACACCTGGTTTCTTGGATATTGTTAAATTTACTACGACAAATACAACTAATCAAAGAGTAGCTCATCAACTTGGCTGTATTCCAGGTTTAATTTTACTTAAAAATATAGACTCTGCTCAAGATTGGTTGGTATATCATCGTTCGTTAGGAGAAGATAAGTACTTACAATTAAGCAAAACTGATGCAGTCGGAACTTTTGCAGGTACTTGGGGGCCAGATGGGCCAACTTCTACAGATATTGGATTTAAATCTAATGGTTTTGCACCTACAATTGGTGATGAATATATAGCTTATATTTTTGCAGGAGGTGAAAGCAACGCCAGCGAGGCAAGGTCTGTTGAGTTTGACGGGTCGAGTGATTTTTTGTCTGTTGGTAGTACGAGTGATTTTCAGTTTGGAACAGGAGATTATACGGTTGAAGCTTGGCTTAAACCAGAAGATTTAAATACTAGAGTTTGGTTAAGCTTTGGGATGAATAATCCTTCTTTTAAAATTATTTCTGGCAAGTGGGAAGTATATAACCCTGCTGTAGGTTCGTCTATATACTCTGGAGTACCAGCAGTAGGTCAATGGACACATTACGCAATTGCTAGAAGTTCAGGAACAACCAAAATATTTATTAATGGTATAGAAACTAATTCTTTTAGTGATACTCTTAATGTTCCAACTCAAGAAGCTACCATAGGGGCTTATTCTAATGACACTTTCGAGTGGAAAGGTGGAATATCAAATGTAAGAGTGGTAAAAGGAACAGCAGTTTATACATCATCATTTAAGCCACCCACTGAGCCATTAACAAACATAACGAATACCAAGCTTTTATGTTGCAATAACTCATCTACAACTGGTTCAACTGTTGCTCCTGGAACGATTACGGCTGTCGGTAATCCAACAGCAAGTAGTGATTCACCATTCGATGACCCTGCTGGTTATGTGTTCGGAGAGAATGAGGACCAAAATGTAATATCTACGGGATCGTATGTAGGCAATGGATCTTCTGGGTTAGGTCCAGTCATTAATTTAGGTTGGGAGCCTTCTTTCCTTATGGTGAAAGCTTCTAGTTTTGCTAATGAACATTGGCATATGTTTGACAGTATGAGAGGTATTGTTAGTGATGGTGATGACAAATGGTTGTATCCAAATTTAAGCAATGCGGAACCCAGTGCGGCAGAAAGAATAGATTTAACATCTACAGGCTTTAAAATTAAAACTAATCGTGACGAGTTAAATAAAGATGGTGAGACTTTTATCTGGATGGCTATCAGAAGACCAGATGGATATTGTGGCAAACCTAGAACGGCTACTGAGCTATTCGCTATGGATACGGGTGCCTCTAGCTCTACTATTCCAGCGTTTGATAGTAATTTTATTGTAGATATGGCTTTCGCTAGACATAAAACTGTAAGTAACAACTGGTCATTAGGAACAAGATCAATTCAAGGAAAATATTTAGATACAAACCTTAGTAACGGCGAAGCTGCTTGGAGTGCAATGCAATTTGACAGTAATCTGGGTTGGGGTGAAATATCGGCATGGGACGCAAGCTATCAAGCATGGATGTGGAAACGCCACGCTGGTTTTGATGTGGTGTGTTATAAATCGGACGGAGTTGCAGGTCGCCAAGTGCCGCATAGCCTCTCAAAAACCCCTGAGATGATTTGGCTAAAGCAAAGAAGTACTAGTGGAAACAGTTGGGTAGTAGGTCATAAAGGTTTAAATGGTGGAACTGACCCTTGGGATTATGCATTGAAATTAAATGGTACTGATGCGGAAGCTAATGCTATTAATAAATTTAATGATACGGCTCCAACTTCAACACACTTTACGGTAGGTGATTCTAGTTGGGTAAATGGTACTAATAATTATGATCAGATAGCCATGCTCTTCGCCAGCGTTGACGGCATCAGCAAGGTTGGAGAATTTGATGGCAGTTCTAGTGATGTTACCCTTACCACAGGATTTACCCCTAGATTTATAATTATTAAATCAACTACTCATGCACAAAACTGGTGTGTTTTTGACACTCTTAGAAGTTTAGGGTCTTCAGGAAATGATAAATTATTAAAGCTAAACTCAAGTGCCGCAGAATCAGCAGCAAATACAGATTATGTAAATACGACTGCAACAGGGTTTGTTGTAAAGTCAGGTCAAAGTGCGGAAACTAATGGGGGGTCAACTTATAAATACATTTATTATGCCCACTCGTAGCTTAGTGCTGGCCGAACAGGTCAGGGATAGAATTGCTGCTTTGACATATTGGGGGTAGACCTTATACTTAGACGTAGTTAATACAATTCAATGGCTGACTTAAATCAATTAGCACAAGAGAAAGACACTTTAACAAAACAAGCAAATGAGATTGTAAAAGAAGCAGATGCACAAATTAAAGCAATAACAAAAGAAGCAGAGGAAAAGTTAAAGCCAACAAACGAAAGACTTAGCCAAATACAAAAAGAAATATTAGATGAGGTTGATTCGCAGGCAGGGATTGTAAAAGAATGATCAGAATACTTACATTCGTAAACACTGGGGTCTTAATTGGTCTCATTGGTGGCGGGGCTTTCGTTTTCTCACAACGAACAAAGTTTGTGAACGATATGCTTTTTACGATTCAAGATCAAGTGATTGAGAATATACAAAGCAGTATTAAACCACCATTGCCAAAGGCAACAGGTAATGTCCTACCGTTCTGAATTTCCATATCTAACGATTCTGCTATCGGCTGGTTTAATCGGTAGCAATTTTTTCTCGTTAACTCTGCTATCAAAGTCAGGAGGTTCAGCCCCGTTCGATTTAGCCCGATTGGCCACGACAGAAAACAGCGCATCACAAATGCGATATAGCAAAGACGGGGAGAAATTAGATTTAACGATCACCCATAACATGCACCAACCTAAGACGGTTTTATTTAGTAGTGAAAAATCAAAATGGAACGGTAAGACTGACTACACAAGAAAAGAATATATTGCCCATCACCCTGTAGATAATGCAAAACTAACATCTGCTTATTTGCAGTGCATCAAAGATAAAGGCAGCGCTGAATCACAAGGGGAGATAGTTGGCGGCGCGTTAATTTCGTCTACTCCTGCATCTGGTTTCCTTTCTGGTTTGCCTGTAGTGGGTTGGTTAGCTAATTCAGTAGCACAAAGGAAAGCTTCACAGATTGGGAAAGATATAGGCGGCGATTTTGTTGATTGTTAATTAGTGACAGAAATTCGTGAAATAAAAGTAAGAGAAGTTCCTACTTGGTCAGTTGATGAAACGATAAGCAACCCAATAATTCCAGCATTAACTAATCAAATACGGTTTGAAGGATTCCCCGCAATTCGTATGCCTGGTTGCGTTCGGACTAGGACGGTTAGAAATAAAGGCTTAATTGATAAAGATCCAAAGGGCAATATTTTGATTTGCGACGGGCCTGTTTTTGAAATGCCTACGTTTAGTGTTGATGATCTTTCAGGTCAAGAAGAACAAGTCGAAGAAAAACCAATATTAACCCCACAAATAAGTAATATTCCAGAAACAAATAATCAAAAGAAAAAAGAGAAAAAAAAAGAAGAAAGCGGGGAAGATTTCGGCGATAGTGATTTTAATACTGATCTATCAAATCTTAATTTAGATCAACAAGCAAAACTTGAATTACCTTGTCCACGACCCGGATCACCCCCGCCCGGCGCACCGTCAAAGCTAGGGAATAAAGTTGTTTTACGCTATGAAAAGAACGGTGAATTATGTGAAACTATTTATCAAGATAGAGCGTTATTTGATGTTATTAATTCATACGTGCCGCCCCCTACGACTTTGGCTTCAACGGCGTTAATTGCTACTACTTCCGTTGTAATGGTCACGGCTTTTGGGCAACCGTTAGCAAAGTTCTTACAGGGCAAAATCAAAGGACAAGTTAAATCATTTAGTAAAAAAATAACAAAGAAGTTATTAGCTATACGTGGTAAAAAACCTAAGACCCTTTCTGTTTCTGAACGTCGGAAGGCTCAACGTGATCGATAGAGTGCTTGTGTTCAATTAATACCCCGCTAGGCGTAGTAAGCAAGACGTCAGAGCAGACAACAAAGCTAGGGCTATCCTCTGCGAATACATAGCCAAGTTTTTTCTGAGCCGCGCAATGCTTAAGCCTACTAAGTGAATAATCTAATTTTTTTGCTTTGACTGCCATATCTAAAAATTCAACTCTTTTTTGCATTGCTTGTTTGCATCGTTTAACGGCTTCCCTATCTAATGGCATTGCAATAGTCGCAGTTATACCAAAATTCCTAGATAAATTATTTTTGGGTTGTCCCGTTCGTACGGGTTTTTGAAAGAGGACAGATCCGGGGTTAAGTAAATTTCCATCGCCATCAGTTGAATCGTCATAAATATTTTCCATGTAATAAGGTTCATATGGATCTTTCCAACTATTCACATTTGCGACAAAGGGGTTAACGGTTAGCGTTGTACCGCTGCATCTAATCCCGTCGCCTAATTCTTGATACATAAAAGAGCCTGTCTGGACTTGAATACCTTGGTTAACTACTGACCCTTGACTAGAGCTGGAAGGAGAGGCGACAACAGTAGAGTTAGCATTAACTTGTTTACAATTAAAGGTTAAAAGTAAGAGTATTAAATAATATTTTTTCATTGTAGAAAAACACTTACACTTTCAACGATGCTTTCAGTAGTAGTTGTTCTATTGATGTTGGTGACATTCGATAATGATGGAGCAAGTAGGCTTTCGGAAAAATTAAAAGATCCCCCCGGTGTTGTTAGTTTCCAGTCAGGTTTTGTTGATGCGTCTACGCCTGTCCATTGAAAAGTAACCCCGTCTACTGTTTGAGCATTTAACAAAGTTGCTTTAGGGCTAATCATGTCACCATTTATAGGCTCTATCCCTGTCCCTGAAACGGTGTATTGGTACCCACTTGTATAATCAACCGATACGATATTTTCTACTACTACAGATTTAACCTCTTGCCTAGAATTTAAAGTACCTGAAGAGAACGAAGGCGTCACAACATTTGCATTTGCCTTAACACCTAACAGCAGAAATAGAAGTAAAAGCTTATTTAAGGACACTTAATTCAGATACAGTCTGCAAGACAACATCACTACCCGGCCCGCCGCCTGTTCCTGTAACTAAATGTTCAGACGTTAATGTGATTGATCCCGGTGTATGGCCTCCAGCTCCCGTCGTAGTCGTTGTCCATGCTGGCAGCGATCCAACTGTACCGCTAGAAACCGTTGTTGCACTTGGTATGGCGTCGCCTAACTGGAACGATTCAGCAAAAGACCATGCTGAACCCTCAGTGTGTACGGCGTAAGTTCCGAGTTTATGACCAGCCGCGGCAGTACCAGATTGAACGTTTAGCCCTCCGAAGGTTGAACCATTAGCGCTAGAGACTTGAATATTTGTACCTGATGCGCTGTAAGTACTAGGCCCACGCACAGAAGTTGAAAAGGCATTATCAAGGCTTGTTTGACCTGATGTAGTTATGCGATGAATAAAGTTCGCATTTGCAGGACTAGCAGCCAAAAGGAGAAAGGGGATTAGTAGTCGTTTCATGTCAATTTGCCTGTTTCTGGGTCTATAGGACGTTGGGTGATTTCGTCAGTGGCAAGACGTTCTTGTCTTGGTTGAATAGGAATAATTTTAACCCCTGTTTCAAATCTCATTGTTGTTACTGAACCGTTAGCGGCTTCTGCTTTTCTTTTTTCCTCTTCTGCTTTATAAGTTCCATCACCTTTTTTTGACGCAGTAGTAATATTAAAACTTGCGAGAACTCCTGTGAATACTGAAGCTATGAACGTTGGATCTATTTTCTGTTGAGGTATTCCGGGGATGGAAACGTAATTTAATGTGAGGATGGCTCCTGACCAGCCTAAGACGACAATTTTTATTAGGGTTGTAATAACGACGGCTTGTTCTTCTTTATCATCTAACCCCTCTTTTAACTTTTGTAGAGGATTCTTTTTTGTTTCCTCTGGTGTTTTTGTTGGTTGTTCAGCCATCAGCGTTTACTTGCTACGCAGTAATAGTAATATACCTAAGCTAATTGTTTGTAGTAATGAGTCAACCCTTGTCTATCTGGGAGAACGCAGCCCGTACTGAATTAATGGAGAAATTATATTTTTTAGACGGACGACATAATAATCCGTCACATCCTCACGCAAATACGTTTACAGGTTTAGGCGTAGAGATACAAATAAGAAACAGAGTCAATAAGGAAAAAGAAATTGCTGAAAAATGGAATAACTTACTAGGAAACCAATGAATGAAGTAATAGCCGCCTGTATTGGTGCCGTAGTCTCTATTTTCTTATTCACCCTTAGCATTATTGTTAACAGGAAAGATAAGGACGTAAGGGCATTGTTTAAGCGGGTAGCGTTGCTAGAACAGAAGATCGCAGCGCTTGAAGGGACACAAAGAAATAAGAATTGGCGTAATAGGTAGACACTAAAAAACCCCTAGCGTCCTCTACAACTCCAAGGGTTTAATAGCTATCCAATAACCAAAATGCTAATACTTGCGAAGGGGGTAAACAACAAATTTATTCTACTTAAGATGTGACATTTCATCATTGATATATCTACTTATTATTACTGCCTTTGAATAGTGCGCGGATATACCTGATAAGTCCCTTAGCTGACGACTAGACATATACATCGCATTACGCCGCCATGCCTCTACACGATCCGTAGGACTGCGATAAACGAAGCCTGAACTTAACCAATCTAAAAAGCGACGCATTAGACTTACTATGCTTGCGTATTGTCAATATAGAGATATTTTTAGTTTGGGTCAGCGTTTGGAGTGTTCCCCATCACCAGTGAGAAAGGTTGGCTGGCCCACAATATTAACAGACAAAAAAAAGAGCCTTTCGGCTCAGGTGTTATTTCCAAAGTTCTTTAATTTGCTTAGTAGTTGCGAAGTGGTAAACGGCGTTGTCTTCAAAACGAACAACAGTAAAGCGATAACCGTTTAATTGCTGAGAAGTTTTGCCGCCATCTACAACACCGAAACCGTTTTCTAAAGCTTGTAGTTGAATTTTCATTGGAAGAGTCTCCTCTTTGTGTATGTTCTAATTATATACTGGGGTTGACCCCTACGTCTACATAGTAACAATTAATTAACAATTGAAATGTCGGGGGATGGATCACGCCAATTACGTGCCTTGTATTTCCCTCACGGGTGTTTTATTGCAGGCTCCCCGACGTTGGGATTAATCGTCAACAGGGATCGAATCAAGGCTTTCATCCCAATTTTCGAGAAGCCATCCGTAGCTGTTTAAAAGACTTTCATCATCAAGTTTCAAATAGTCATAGCCAACAGAAGCATCACCTAAAAATATTGAAATTTTACATCTTTTGAAGATCTTGTTTCTTGTTTCTTGACTTAGTTTTTTCATAGTAATCATTGATATAAAAGCGAAGAAATAAAAACCCCCTAGAGAAAGGGGGCGCGGTAATTAAAAGATAAAGGCGGCTGAAAGAGAAATCGCAAAGGCGTAAAACAAAAATGTAGTTGCTTTTTCTTGGCGGTTTAACTTGGCTTGTAATCCTTGAGTCTCGTTTAAGCTTTCTCTCATTTGCTTCGCCTCTTTAAGTAGAGGATGATATGGCATTTGAGAAAGTGAAGAAGAAGTCATTTAAAACTTTTGCAATTGGGTGTCTCTCGACTTCTTTAATATATATCAGGGGTAGACCCTTGTCAATTATGTCTAAGTAGAAACAGTAAGTTTTTCTAAATCTAAAACCCTTTGTAGTGGTATCGCTGCAACTTGAGGCACAATGCTATTTCCTAATGCCTTCAATCTTTTAGTTCTGTCCAGCCCAGAGGGAACCCCATTAGAAGTTCTACAAAATGACGGGTTTAATACTCCATTCTCTCCAATCTCCTTTGAGTTCGTGAGGTGTGTTTCGCCATGTGTATGTATTCTTGCCGCCATTTCTGTCTCTAAATATTTCTTGTGTTCTAGCTTTGCCATATTTTTCGATAGTCTCATTTCCATTCCCTTCGCTGCCCTTGGTGTTGGTAGTAGTGGATATTTCTTGGTTGGTATCCCTATTTGTTTGCAAATCCCTTCCTTTAAACTGTCCCCGTAACCGTGACTTGTACTCCCCGGTTCGCTCGCTTTGATTGTAGGCAATAAGCCACCAGCGATCTCTCTGGTGACAGGCTCCTTTAATAAACGTCGCTGGTATGCAACACCATTCACAGTTATACCCTGCCTCGGCCAAGTTTCCGAGAACGATTCCAAGTCCTCTAGAAAGGATTGCTGACACGTTTTCCAAGACGACGTATCGCGGCTGTAATAAGCAAATGATTCTATAGAGTTCGTACCACAAACCAGATTGTGAAGTCTTTGTGATCCCTTCGCGCTTGCCCGCATTTGAGATTGATTGGCAAGGAAATCCCCCACAAATAACGTCTGCTGAATATGGTTCGGGGTTGTAGGTTCTGATGTCATGGAATTGTTCGACATGGGGCCAATGCTTTTTTAATACCTTTTGACAAAATGGTTCACACTCGACAAATGCAACTGTTTTAAATCCTCCAACTAATTTTTCCGCCGAGAAACTAAAACCGCCAATACCGCTAAAGGTGTCGATAAGTCTAAGCGTCATGGTTGACTACTTAGCGTGATAGATGCACCCGGACTTTCACCTGTGTCGCAATATCTTTTACTTGCTGCCCATTTAATAATCTGTGAATCATCCCTAACTAATCCTGATTGTTGTATCGAATCACCTATTGACCTTATTAATTTATCCGTATCACTTTTAGTCGTTTTATATCTAGGAGCGCTAGGCCTTAATCCTTTTTTCCCGAAATGCGCTTTAGGTCGCATAAAACGAAATTCACAACTAACAGCAAAAGCGCAATCAATTTCCCAATCATCAGGTCGAGCTGATAACAAATAGGTCATCACATCTTGTCGCCAAGATTTCAATTCTTTATCGTTGCTATAAGCGACTCCAAAAGGCGTTCTTTTGATTGATCCCTGAGCGACAGGAACCCCAACAACATCAACACTAATTATTTTCATTTTTCCTCCAATGTTTAATAAGTGTTTTTAGTTCAATAATTCGCCTTTCAGCGGCTTCGATTTTTTCTTGTCTATTCATCTTTTGATTTATTCCGAATTGTCCAATGAAAAGTTGGGTCGTTTCGTCTTGCGGGCCCGTCTTCCCTTTCTGTCTTTTTTTGATCGTCTAGTTCTTCTGTCATTTCAACTTCTAATCTTTGTAAGCGCTCAGAATAATTCCACTTACCTTCACGCCTTACCCTTGTCGCAATAACTCCAAAACTCTCGAAAATACCTTTGATCCTTCCATCCTTCCGATGTTCTTCCAGTTCATCCTTAAGAACAGACTCGGCGGCTGTAAGTGTTCTGATTTCTCTTTTAATCTTTGCTAGTTCAGCAAGGATAAGATCAGGGCTGTTTAATACTTCGCTACTGAATTGCATCATCGTAATCAACGTCAGGGTATTGGGTTAGGTTGTTTTCTTCGTTGTTTTGCTCGTTTGGAAGGTGGTAATTGTATTCAGCGATATATCTGGCGTTGCTTAACATCAAAGGATCATCGAAATTCTTTAACCACTCTTGAGTTTTTTTTTGCTCGTCGTTGTAATCCTCAGTTTCCATAGCTTCTAACCTGATAGTCCTTATAGGCTTCTTTACCATAGGCCTGCGTAGAAATAGTAACTGTATCAACAGCAAAGACCGACGGATCAGGATAAGAACTAACGCTATTGGTAAGAGAATTAACCCCGTACAAAATAGGCGCAGAGATCGCCAAAAGGAAGATGGCTTTTGTAAGTTCGTACATTGTTTTTGTTTCATTAATTTGATAGTGCCAATGGGTCAACCCTTTGTCAATACTTAGGCGTAGTAAATAAGGATACTTGTTTTGGTTCCTTTAGATCAGGCAGCTCCCATAAATGTTCTGCCTTGCCATACATACCCTTTACCTGACGTTCCGTTTTAACAATACGGCCTGAATTAGTTAAATCAGTTATTGCCCGCCTGATCGAAGTAATCGGACAATTCAAACCTGACTGACTTAATACCATTGACGGACTTAGTGGTTCATTCCTCTTTTGAAATAGAGCAAAAATAAGATCCTCTTGTTTCCTTGTTTTCTTATTCGATTCAGTAAGCGCGGAGCCTACTTCTTCAATAGTGTTGTAATAGCTCATTTTAGAAACCGTAGATTTTGTTTTGTTGGTGGAAATAGATTGATCTAGCGCTTTGATATAAACCTCGGTATTCCTCTAGATCGCTAAAAGTATCTGTATCTACGCCGTATTGATGCGAATAAATAACCATACATTCATCAACCCATAAATGCTTATAGTTTTGATAAAGCAGGTCTAAATATCCCCCGAATTGCTTATGCAATTTTGTTGATGACTCTTTGCTAAAAGTTACCTTTCCCGTTTTTTCGTCTTTCTTCGCTTTCCTTGTTTTTAGGTCAACCAAGATAATTTTATTTGTCTCTTTATGTACAACAAGCGCGTCAAGCTTTCCGGCGATCCAATGCTTTCTGTCGCATAATTCCAGTTCTACAGCAATCGGGATAACCTTTGACCAATACCTATATTCAACTAATTTACTAATCCATTCTTCATAGGGGCTTTGTGTTCCTGCGTGACCTGTATTAAGAAACCGTTCTAAACAAGCGTGAACGTGCGTCCCTCTTTTGGCCCCGTCCTCCATATTCTTATTAACGAAATTATTTCTTCTAGGATTAATGACCTCAGTAACGGAAAGCGGAAAAATCCGTTTGCTGATCTTGTCAAAATATTTATGATCACTTTCTCTAAAAATCAGGTTTGGATCTGGCGGCAACCTTTTTGATTCCCTTAGATTTTTGTATGCCGTTGGATTGAACGATGACATCATGGCGTAATAAATTAACGTGAGGTTTTAGTTCTATTTCTGGTGAATATTTGGCTGCTGTTTCTCTTAAAAGGGCCGAACTTGGTGACTCTTTGTCAATATCTTCAACGGTGATTTTGCCGTCTTTAAGTAATCGAAATAAGATTTTTTGCGCTGCCTCTGGTGTTGCAACTCTTACTAAAGATCTTTTCATATAGACGCCGCGTAAGTTGTTCCATACTTGGTGTAAGTCTTGTCTCTTTCGTAGTTCTTTTTTGCCTCGTTAATTTGTTCTTTAGATAAGACAGGGATATATTTTCCGGGCCTAACTCCTTCGACAGGGGGACAGTAGGTCATATACACCCCATCCTCTTGTCTATACATTCCGGTTTGATATGGAGCGGCAAGTACATATCCTCTTTCTTCCCACATTTTCGGGGATGGTTCGAGTGTTAGTTGATATGTCGATTGATCGCCAAATTTTGCGTTTTTGGCAGTCATAGCCCAAACATAATTTCCAGCCTTTGAAGGGTCATAAAGCTTTGAATAATTCATAACGCCGTTACCCCCGGAATAATCCTTTCTTCCTGCGTAGGCTTAATACCCTCAAGGAAAACTGTATAGCATTCGTCTCTAAGCCATCTATGAGCGTCAGGAAAGGGTGCAACCCATTGATCAGCCCCTATCTTTCGCGCTTGATCTTTTACGGCCCTCTTAGCGGCTTCTATTAATTTTTCAGGTGTTTGATTTTTTACTGCCTCTTTCCATGCGGTTCTTGCTTTCGATTTTGACTGATTAGAACTTTTATTTGGAGCTGCGTTATAGGTTTCCCACCAAATTTGAAAAGCTGGCGAATCTTTTGCTGCTGTTTTTTTTGTTTCTTTTAAAAATGCTTTGTGCTTTTCAGGATCGTGACAAATGAAGTTTTCAGAAACAGGTGTAAGAAAAGTTTCTCTTCCTTTCAGACTTTCTAACTCTTCAAAAGAACTTGAATTAGAAGAATATGAATAGCGGCCCGGTGGTCCGCTAAGTGTAAGGCTACTGTCAACATCTGTTTTTAGTCGTTCTGCTAATAGGTCATCAACAACGAAGGAAAACGGCCTGTCTCGTTGATGTTCTGGTAATTTTTGCTTGATATTTTTAACGATTGAGGGATGAAGCGTGACTCTTATACGTCCGTCTTTTGATTCCTCATTGCTTTCATTGGGCATCGAGTTGTGTTCCGTGGGTGTTACTACGTATACATATTGCCTCATCATTCCCGCCTGTCAATACGTTAGCTAAGTAAGTTTTTTCATTAATGTAACGTAACCGTAACAATTGAATTGATTAATATCGCAGTAAAAAACCAATACACATTACCCCCTGTTAATTCAAATTAATTTATACAAAACAAAGAATCATGCAGGGGCTTGCGAAAAAGGAAGATCCAAGGTAAGCCAATATTTCTCGCGTTTTAATTATTATCTACGTAGGCGAATTAAGCATTAAACTAATATTTTTGATAAGTAGAACTAATGTCAGTGACTAGATATATAGCTTTTATACCTAAGCAATTAACCCCTTGCGTTTAGGGTTGACCCCTTATATATTTATGCGTAAGTTCGCTTAATTATTCGTTGTGCCTACGCATAGACCACAAAAAGACGAAGAAGATCAAAGAGGTATAGAGAATTTTGCTTTATTCTTTCGTAGAGGCAGAGAAGCAAATACCCTTAGTCAGCAGAACATACACGTCATTTGTCAAATCCTTGGAATTGACCTTTATAACAGTCAGGTTTCACATATTGAACAGGGCGTTTTAGTTCTTAAGCCGCGCACCTTTAAACAGTTAGAGCGTTTAAATCAAACCTTTGGTAATAAAAAATTAATTCCTCCTACGCAGAAAAACTTTAGTCAGGAAGTCAGAGAAAAATTTATCAACGCGACCCCATACTTAAACGAAGACGGTGAGCCAGCCGATGCATATGATTTCTTTGGAATATTTACAGGCTTACAAGGTTTGCACGATTCGTATGTTGGAGAACAAATTGAATTAACGGAAGAAATGGCCCTTAACATTGGAAAATTTGAACGTCATATATATAGCGAATTTTGTATTGAAAAAATGGTTGACCCTGATAAAGGTTGGAAAATGTTTGAGCCTGAACTATCTAAGAAGTTAAACAAAACAAAATTATCTCACTTAAAAAAGGTTTTATCTGGTTGGGCTGAATGGTCGTTAGATGACATAAAAAAAGCAACCAACAACGGAACACAAAAACCCGTGTCCTGTGAAATCAATGAATGTTTTGAGAAAGTTATGAAAAAACAGTTACCTTGTCCTATCGATATTTGGACAAAAGGGGACAAGATCAAATACAAAGAGTTGCAGCCCCTTTAACCTAACGAATGTATTTCGTGGCACATACTTAAGCGTATGTAATATTTGAACGCTATTCATACTTGACGGGTAGACCCCTGCTCGTTATAAATAGTAGGAACTTCGATAATCATTCTCATTTCTAACGATGCTTCCTTTTCACAAATAGAATCAATACAAGAATCCACAGCGTCTATATTGGAAGCTGCCTTAGAAGCAGTAGACATGAATATAAACAAAGTGAATCTACAGGCTCTTACTGGTGAACAAAAAGTCCAGCTCAAAAGCTGGCATCAAGGACTACAGCAAGCTTCAACAGTTATTAGGAGGCCTACTTAATGTCAGGCGAATTAACAAAAGCTCACGGGCAGTTTTTAAAAGATGTTGGAACTATCCACAAAGAGGCAAAAGCTCAATATGGGCAATTTGCAGATCTAGCTGGAATACTTAGCGTTGTTAATCCAAAGCTTGTTAAAAATGGCTTATCAGTTCATCAGACTTTTAGATTTACTGATTCAAACCAACAAGTTTTAATAACTCACTTAAATCATGTAAGCGGCGAATCTATCAATTCAGAAATCTTGATGCCCATTAATCAAGGGCGTAATCCTTTGCATGATTGGGGAGGCGCGGTTTCGTATTGCCGAAGATATTCTTTATTAGCAATTCTTGGATTACAGGCAGGGATAGAGGAAGACGATGGAGATCACGCCGACGATACAAATTCTGTACCT